AAATATTACTAGTCTAATTCTATATTAACCCTTATGGATAATGATTTAATTGACATGATAGCGGCTGAAGAACCTTCTGCTACTGATGTCCACGATAAGATTAAAGATCTTCTCTACGCAAAATCAGCAGAGAATATTGATACTATCAAACCAGCTGTGACTGCCTCTATGTTTGGTGGGCCTAATCCCTATCTAGACGTACCAGAGACAGAAGTTGAGACTGAACCTAGTGCTGAGGTTGAGGAACCAGATGAAGCACCAGGCACACCTAGTTCTGTTGAAGATTCGGCAGAATTTGAAGCACCTACTGATGAAGTAGATGCAGTATATGATGAGACCGAAGAAGAAAAACCTGAGGCTTAAAAATGAAACTCATCAGAGAAGAGATCGAAACTGCTAAGGTTCTTGTCGAAGAAAAAGACGGCAAGAAGCATATGTACATTGAGGGTACTTTTTTACAAGGTAACCTTAAGAATAGGAATGGTCGATTCTACCCTACAGAAGTTCTTAACAAAGAAGTTAATAGGTACTGTGAGTCATTTGTTGCAAAAGGAAGAGCCCTTGGGGAACTTGGCCATCCAGATGGGCCTACAGTTAATCTGGACAGAGTATCTCACAAGATTGTAGATCTTCATAGAGAAGGAAACAATTTTGTAGGTAAAGCAAAGCTTTTAGAAACACCAATGGGCGTTATTGCCAAGAATCTTCTTGATGAAGGCGTACAACTTGGAGTTTCTTCTAGAGGCATGGGTTCTCTTAGAGACACTAACGAAGGTTATAAGGTCGTTGGTGAAGACTTCATGCTTGCAACTGCAGCTGACATAGTTGCAGACCCTTCTGCCCCTGACGCATTTGTCAATGGCATCATGGAGGGAGTTGAATGGGTTTGGGACGCTGGACTCCTAAAAGCAACAAAAGCATCTATGGTTGAAGAGGTGGAAACTTCTGCGCCAGTTGCTGTTGTTGAACCTGAAAAGGTTGTGGAACAGGCAATTGAGGAAACCCAAGAAACTATAAATAAATTTGTTAGTCAAGGTCAGCTTGATGAGAAGAAGTTGGAAATCTTCCAAAACTTCCTATCAAATCTTTGATTTAATAAATAAACATAGATTAACGATATCTAACACACGTTTTTAGACGGAGAGTTCAAAATGTCTCGTGGAGATTTATAAGAAATGGAAGTAGGCACAAAGCAATCCAAAACTGCTGTTAACGCTGGAGCTGGGAAAGGGGATCCAATGCCCTCTACTCCTAGTGATTACGTTAAAAGCTCACAAGCAGTAGAAGATCTGGGCGGCCCTACACCCCAGAACTCAAAGCCTGATGACGAGTCCAATGCGCTTAAGACTCCTACAAAGACTATTAAGCAAGTTGCGGATGTAGTTACCAACCGTCCTGGCAAAGGTGGAGGAAATCCTGGCATGCCTACTTTAAACAAAGGTAAGGTTTCTTACGAAGAAACTGAAACAGTCGAAGATGATCAGGTGGAAGCCATCGTCGAAGACGAAACAGTATCTCAGGAAGATAAGGTAGACCTCAACGCTGCTATTGAAGAGGATGTAAATGCTCTTCTATCTGGAGAAGACCTCTCTGAGGAATTCAAGGAAAAGGCTAAGGTAATTTTCGAGGCATCTATCAATGCTAAGATTACCGATATCGAAAATCAACTAAACGAAGAATACGCTACTAAACTCAACGAAGAAGTTGAAGAAATTAAAGTTGTTCTCACTGAGAGAACCGATGCGTATCTCGAATATGTCGCAGAAGAGTGGCTAGAAGAAAATCAGCTAGCAGTCGAGAGAGGCATTAAAGCCGAAATGACTGAATCATTCTTAGACGGCATGAAAAGTCTTTTTGAAGAACATTATGTATCATTACCTGAAGATAAATATGATGTACTAGAGAATATGGTAGACAAACTTGATGAAATGGAGACCAAGCTTAACGAGCAGATAGAAAGAAACGTTGCACTTAACCAAAAACTTGGTGAGTCAACAGCTCAGACTGTCTTCAACAACGTTGCAGAAGGACTTGCAGTATCCCAAAAGGAAAAACTACAGTCTCTTGCAGAAGGTGTTGAGTTTGAAAGTGAAGAAGCCTATCGTGGAAAACTAGAAACTCTTAAGGAGTCATACTTCAAAGGAGGAAAGACTAGTTCTCCGACGAGCGCACCTCAAGAACTGAAGGAAGAAGCCGAACATGTTGAGCCAGCTACTGGATCAATGGCTACTTATCTTGAAGCTCTTGGACGTATGAAATAGGAACTGATTAATTTTTAGTTAAACAACCCAACAAAACGATGCAACAAAACATCAATTACCAAGCACTCACTGAAAAGTGGGCGCCGCTTCTAGACCACGAAGGGTCAGATGCGATCAAGGATCAGCACAGACGTAATGTTACTGCTGTACTTCTTGAGAATCAAGAACAAATGCTTCGTGAAGAGCAGTCCTTTTTAGGAGAAGCTTCACCTACTAACTCTGCTGGAACAGGTGGATTTAGTGGATCATCCGCAGAAGCTGGCCCTGTTGCTGGTTTCGACCCCGTATTGATCAGCCTTATCCGCCGTGCAATGCCTAACTTGGTCGCTTATGACCTTGCAGGTGTTCAGCCAATGAGCGGCCCTACAGGTCTGATTTTCGCAATGCGTTCTCGCTACACGAATCAGAGTGGAACTGAAGCTCTATTCGATGAGCCAGATTCAGCATTCTCTGGACAGAACAGCGCAGAGAACCTAACTGGAGGAATGACTGACACCGCTGCTGGTTTCGGTACAACTTCACAGTCTGGTACTAACCCTGGCGTTCTTAACCCAGTTGCCTCTGCTACCACATCTGCATATGATGTAGGTCAAGGTATGAGGACAGGAGACTCCGAAGCTTTAGGTGACGGTGCTTCTAACCATTTCCAAGAAATGGCATTCAGTATTGAGAAAGTTACTGTGACTGCGAAGTCCAGAGCCCTCAAAGCTGAGTACTCACTAGAATTGGCTCAGGACTTGAAAGCCATTCACGGATTAAACGCCGAGTCTGAACTCGCAAATATCCTTTCAACAGAGATACTTGCTGAGATCAACCGTGAAGTTATCCGTACTATCTACAAGTCTGCTGAGCAAGGTGCAACAATTAACACCGCAACAGCTGGAACATTCGACTTAGACACCGACAGTAATGGTCGTTGGTCAGTTGAGAAATTCAAGGGACTTCTCTTCCAGATAGAAAGAGATGCCAACCAGATCGCACAAAGAACTCGTAGAGGAAAGGGCAACGTTGTCCTATGCTCTGCAGACGTTGCTTCTGCACTTACAATGGCTGGAATCCTTGATTACACACCTGCATTGAACGCTAACCTTAACGTTGATGACACTGGCAACACATTTGCTGGAACATTGGCTGGTAAGTACAAAGTTTACATCGATCCATTCGCTGCAAACAATGACGCTAATCAGTACTACGTTGTTGGTTACAAAGGATCTAATCCTTACGATGCTGGACTGTTCTACTGCCCATACGTTCCTCTACAGATGGTTCGTGCTGTTGGTCAGGACACCTTCCAACCAAAAATTGGCTTTAAGACTCGTTATGGAATCGTTGCTAACCCATTCGCTGAGGGTAACGTTTCTAACCAAGGTCTTGGACGCCTACTTTCAAACTCTAACCGCTACTACAGACGAGTTAAAGTTTCAAACCTTATGTAATATCAGTTACATATTCAAAGAGAGACTCC